ACTCTGACTGGCGGTATCTACGTCGCGTCCGCCGCTACTGGTTCTGCGTTCGCAACCCTCCAGTACTACGACGTGGCGCACGGGTCTTGGCAGACCAAGACGGTCCCCAACGGGGGTCTCTTCACCACGGCGCTTGTTACCGATGTGAGTATCGAGCGTACCGCCCGCCAGCAGACTCCGTTTGAGACCGGCACGGCGACTAGCTCTACCAACCGTACGCTGGTGGACTCGACCAAAGCGCTGGCACCGAACCGTTACGCTAACCACCGCCTGTTCATTACGGGGGGTACTGGCATGGGGCAGAGTCAGCGTATCGTCGCCAACACAGCTACTACGTTTACCGTGCCTGCTAACTGGACGACCAACCCGGACAATACCAGCACCTACTCGGTGCAGCCCGATAGCGATATGCTCTACATGACCGGTAACTCGGCATCGGCTATGTTCGCCTACTCACCCACCTACGACTACTGGATGCAGGGAGCTGCGTTCGATCAGGGTATCACGACGAATATCTCTTGCACGCTTGCGGGGTGGCTGCCTTTCGCGGTCAATACTGGCGTGAGGATCGCAGCTGGTGTGCAGGAAGTTGCCTCCGCACCCACTGCTGGCGGTACCGGCTACCTTGTAGGTGACGTACTGACCTGCTCGGTCGGTGGTACCGGCGCACAGGTCCGTGTTACTTCAGTATCTCCGGGCGGTATCGTTACCGGTATTGAACTGATCCACTCCGGAACCGCTACGGGTTTCACCACTGGTACCGGCAAGGCCACCACTGGCGGTACTGGCACGGGATGCACCATCAACATTACAGTGGTCGGCCCGACCGCGCTTATCTCCCTGCCCACGAACCATTACCTTGCCACGGGTAATGTAGTGACGTTTGCGGGGTGCACTGAAGCAGCGTGGAACGCCGCCCATACGATTATCGGGGTGCCCAGCACTTCTAGCTTCTGTGTTATTCCGACGGCTACTGCCAACATGAACAACGTGGCGGCGCAGTCTGCTACGACGATCTATGACCCCACCAAGAACTGGATCGTGAACGAGCATGTGGGGCGCCTCGTACAGCTGAACGTTGCGGGTACCTCCCCCACCACTCAGACGCGCTGGATCACCGCCAATACGGCTAACACGCTTACCGTTGCTACGATAACGGCGGGCGGTAACGGAACCTCGCGCTACGTCATTCACGACAGCAAGGTCTTCGGGATCGACACGCAAAGCCGGGAAGCTCATCAGGCTCCTTATGGGTTTGCTACCGGGGGCAGCACCACCACGCTGGTGGACAACACCAAGAGCTGGGTCGTCAACCAGTGGGTTGGGTACTCGTTCAAGATCGAAGCCGGTACCGGGTACGGTTCGCGCATCACGATCACCTCGAACACCGAGAACACGCTGACGTACGCGACCCAGTCGTTCACCCCCGACGCTACTAGCTACTACGAGATTGCCGACGCTTGGGGTGTGTGCACGAGCGCCGGTACGGCTGTCGTCAATGACAGCACCAAAAACTGGATCGTGAACCAGTGGGCAGGTAAGCGCGTGCGCCTCACTGCGGGTACGGGTCTGGCCACGGAAACGACTACCGCCAGCAACACGGCCAACCAGCTGGCTAGCACTGCCAATACCGATACCACCACAGCTTACGCTATCGTGGGCATCCCGCCTCGCGGCGGTAACACCCAGATGCTGTGGGTATGGGGTAATTCCGTCGCCGCCAAGAAGGGTCGCTACATGTACTCGGTCCGTGGTGGTAACACCAACCAGATCGACATTTACGACATCACTACCGGGCGGTGGCAGTTTGGCTGCTTCAACAGTCCGCAGGCGGAGCTCTTTACCACTGGTTCGTCGTACGCGTACGACGGGGTAGACTCTATCTACCTCACGCGCTCGGTGGTCAACGCTCCTGTCCGCGTCCTCAAGTACGACGTCAACACCAACCTCATCCGTGGGGGTATGACGACGACGTTCAGCCAAGGCACTGCGACGATTGGTAACATGATCGCGCTCCAAGAACTGGAGTCCGGGTTCAAGTTCCTCTACGTACTGCAGAATACCGGTACGCTGTTTTCCCGCGCGCTGATATTCTAAGGGGGGTCTATGAGCATCGAGTACTCCCTGACGATAACACGGCTGCAGACCCTGAACGATTATCAGGGCTACAGTGGTGTCGTATGCGCGGTCGATTGGTCCTACACCGGGACCGACGGTGCGTTCGCTATGAGCGTCACGGGGACCACCCCTCTGAACCTCGACCTAGGGTGCGAAATAACACCCTACGAGGCTCTCCCAGAGGCCACCGTGATCGGGTGGGTATACCGCGACACTAACCCTGAAGTTTGGCTCACGGCTCAGCAGCAGATAACTGCTTGGCTGCATGAGCAATATGCTCTGGTAGCCGTAGTGCGTGACCCCCCTTGGGTAGGAGGTAATTAGGTATGCGAGCTTCGCGTGGTATGGGTGACATGAAACCCTCCAAGATGCCGGGTAAGAAGGCTGCTAAGGGCGGTAAGGCTAACTGGATCGCCGGGGCGGTGAAGAAGCCCGGTGCGCTGCGTGCGCAGCTTGGTGCGAAGGAAGGCGAGAAGATACCTGCCAAGAAGCTCGCCAAGGCAGCCAAGGCTCCCGGTAAGCTGGGGCAGCGTGCACGCCTCGCCCAGACCTTCGCCAAGATGCGGAAGAAGTGACATGGCGCGTACTGACGAGGGCAAGTGGAAGCGCATAGTTGCTGCCGTCAAGGCCAGCGATAAGGGCGGGAAGCCGGGGCAGTGGTCCGCGCGCAAGGCCCAGCTTGCCTCTCAGAAGTACAAGAAGTCGGGCGGCGGGTACTCCGGCCCCAAGACTGAGGCTCAGAAGTCACTGTCCAAATGGACAAAGGAGGACTGGGGGACTCGCTCCGGCAAACCCTCAACCCAAGGCCCCAAGGCGACCGGTGAGCGGTACCTACCCAAGAAAGCGCGACAGGCGCTGACATCGTCTGAATACGCTGCTACAACCAAGGCCAAGCGGGAGGGCACCAAGGCGGGCAAGCAGTTCGTCAAGCAGCCCAAGGGCATAGCTGAGAAGACGGCGAGGTACAGATGACCACCAGCGGCACTACCACATTCAACCTCGACTTGAACTTTCTCGCCGAGGAGGCGTTCGAGCGTTGCGGTGCTGAGCTGCGCACGGGTTATGACCTGCGTACTGCCCGCCGTAGCCTCAACCTGCTGACGATGGAATGGGCGAACCGGGGTATCAACCTCTGGACGATTGAGCAGGGCTCGATCCCCCTCGTGCAGGGGCAGATCACCTACGACCTGCCGGTCGATACCGTCGATCTCGTCGACCACGTGATCCGCACCCAGTCGGGGCAGCAGCAGACCGACATCAACATCAACCGTATCTCGCTTGATACCTACGCTACGATCCCGAACAAAAACGCTCAGGGTCGCCCCATTCAGGTATGGGTCAATCGTCGGTCAGGTGCCGACTATGAGGTGACTGGGGTGGCCAACCCTCAGATCAACGTGTGGCCTGCACCGGAGCAGAGCAACTTCTACACCTTCGTCTACTGGCGCATGCGGCGTATTCAGGATGCTGGGTCCAACGGCCAGACGACCCCCGACATTCCATACCGCTTCGTACCCGCGCTCGTTGCGGGTTTGGCGTACCATCTCTCCGTCAAAATCCCGGAGGCGCTACCACGAGTACCGCTGCTCAAGCAGATGTACGACGAGGCTTGGCAGATGGCGTCTGATGAAGACCGCGAGAAGGCCCCGCTGCGGATTGCCCCGCGCCAGTCATTCCGGTGAGGTGAGCTATGCCCAACAGGTTCGCTTCCGGTAAATGGGCTATCGCGGAGTGCGACCGCTGCGCGCAGCGGTACAAGCTCAAGGAGCTCAAGCGGCTCACCATCAAGACCAAGAACGTCAACATCCTTGTCTGTCCGGAGTGCTGGGAGCAGGACCACCCGCAGCTTCAGCTCGGCATGTATCCGGTTGACGACCCTCAAGCGCTGCGGAACCCGCGCCCCGACAACAGCTACTTCCAGTCCGGCCTTGGGTCGGATGGCTTCCCTAGCGAGGGTAGCCGAGTTGTGCAGTGGGGCTGGGCCCCCGTGGGGCTCAACAATCCTTTGGGTTTATCAGGGCTGCAAAATACGCTAG